GACTTTTGTTTCTCAAGAAGCTTGAGCTTAAGAAGGTACAACTTGAATCCGCAAGGAACTCTAGGGACTCCTTTGGCAATTTTGTAAAAAACATATGGCCCGACTTCATCGAGGGGAGGCACCATAAAATCATTTCTAAAAAATTAGAAGCCATCAGGGATAAAAAAATTTCTAGATTGATAGTGAATATGCCTCCTAGACACACTAAGTCAGAATTTGCTAGTTTCCTGTTTCCCGCTTGGATGATGGGTAACAACCCTAAATTGAAAATTATCCAAACCACCCATACCGCAGAGTTAGCATATCGTTTTGGTCGTAAGGTCAGAAACTTAATGAATGAAGTTGAATTTAAATCCGTGTTCCCGGGCACCGAGCTACGAGCAGATTCCCAAGCTGCAGGAAGATGGGAGACAAATCATGGAGGCGAATACTTTGCGGCAGGTGTCGGTGGTTCGATAACCGGGCGTGGTGCTGATTTACTCATTATCGACGACCCCCACTCCGAGCAAGACGCTCTTTCGAAGACTTCTATGGAGAACGCATGGGAATGGTACACCTCAGGTCCTCGTCAGCGTCTGCAACCAGGGGGAAGTATCGTTGTGGTGATGACCAGATGGAGTGAAGAGGACTTAACAGAGCGTTTAATTGAGGCTCAAAGTAAAGATCCGCTCGCTGATAAGTGGGAGATTGTCGATTTTCCAGCGATCCTGGACGACGGCCAACCGCAATGGCCAGAATTTTGGAAAAAAGACCAGTTAGAGGCGGTCAGAGCCTCTCTTCCTGTTGCAAAATGGAACGCACAGTGGCAACAACAGCCCACAAGTGAAGAAACTTCTATTATTAAGCGTGAATGGTGGCAAGAATGGAATAAACCACAGCCTCCTTTGCAATATGTTATTCAAAGTTATGATACAGCCTTCTCTTCTAAGACGACAGCGGACTATTCTGCGATTACAACGTGGGGAGTTTTCTATAATGAGGTGACAGGTAAGCAAAATATTATTTTAATGGAAGCAGATCGAGGACGATGGGACTTTCCCGACTTAAAAAGAATTGCTTTAGAGAAGAACGACTACTGGCAACCCGAACAAATCATCATTGAGGCGAAAGCAACAGGTCTTCCCCTCACGCATGAACTACAAGCCATGGGAATACCTGTGATTAATTTTACGCCTAGCCGGGGAAACGACAAACTTGTTCGTGTCAACTCCGTATCTCCTCTTTTTGAGAGCGGAATGATTTGGTATCCTCCCTATAAATGGGCAGAAGAAGTTATTGAAGAATGCGCAGCTTTCCCTTATGGTAGAAATGATGACTATGTGGATTCCATGACACAAGCATTGATGCGGTACCGACAGTTCGGTGCCATCCAACACGAGTATGATGAGGAGATTGAAGAACGTCCAAAACGTAGAATTGCTTTTTACGGTTCTTAAGGTATAAATAATCATGGCTGAAATTGATAAAACGTTAAATGAAGCACCCACTGGTGTGGAAGAAGAAATTGTTGAAGAAACAGTAACAGAAGATACTCCCTTAGAGGTTGAAGTAGAGGGCGATGAACCCGTGAGCCTTGGGCCGGTGCCCACGGACACTGGAGACGGATTTGCCGATAACTTAGCCGAAGCCATCGAAGAAGAAACTCTCGCAAAAATTTCCAACGAACTGAGATCACAATTCTCGGTTGACCAAACATCGAGAAAAGATTGGGAACAATCTTACATCAAAGGATTAGACCTATTAGGTTTTAAATACACAGAAGTCAGCGAACCTTTCCGAGGTGCTGCATCAGTTTCTCATCCACTACTCGCCGAGGCCGTCACGCAGTTTCAAGCAGGAGCTTACAAAGAGCTTCTTCCTGCGGGCGGTCCCGTTAAAACTTCTATTCTAGGGTTGTCTACTCCTGAAGTAGAACAACAAGCAGAGCGTGTCAAAGAATTTATGAACTATCAGATTACGTACAAGATGAAAGAGTACGATCCTGAAATGGATCAGTTATTGTTTCACTTACCCCTAGCAGGTAGTGCATTTAAAAAAGTTTATTTTGATAGCAACATGGGAAGACCGTGTGCAAAATTTATTCCGAGTGAAGATTTAGTTGTCAACTACGGAGCATCCGAATTAGAAGACGCCGAACGCATTACACATGTGATAAAAATTTCTCCGAACGATTTGAAGAGACAAATGATTTCTGGTTTCTACAGAGATGTTGATATGGAAGAGAATGATGAATTGTATTCATCGTATTCCGATATTCAAGAGAAGTATGATGAACTCGAAGGTGTGAAAAAATCTGCCTATGCAGGTCAATATGAATTATTAGAAATGCATGTCGATTTAAATTTAGAAGGGTATGAAAATACAGGAGAAGATGGTGAGCCCACAGGACTAAAACTTCCTTACGTTGTAACACTGGAACAAGGTAATGGAAAAATTTTATCAATCTATCGAAACTATTTACCGAGCGATCCAATGTTCATGAGACAAAAATATTTTGTCCATTATAAGTTTTTACCTGGTCTCGGATTTTATGGTTTTGGTTTAGTACACATGCTCGGCGGTTTGACAAGAACTGCAACAGCTGCACTGCGAGCATTGTTAGATGCAGGTACATTATCCAACTTACCTGCTGGATTTAAGTCAAGAGGTCTTCGTGTCAGAGATGATGAAGAACCTTTAATGCCGGGCGAATTCAGAGACGTTGATGCCCCCGGTGGAGATTTACGAAATGCTTTAATGCCTCTTCCTTACAAAGGACCCGATGGGACTCTCTTTCAGTTACTAGGTTATGTTGTCGATGCAGGTAGAAGATTTGCAGCTATTGCCGATATGAAAGTCGGTGACGGTTCACAGGCGAATCCTGTTGGAACCACTATGGCATTATTAGAACAAGGTTCCAAAGTCATGAGTGGTATTCACAAAAGGTGTCACAATGCACAAAAACATGAATTTGATTTATTAGCTAGTTTATTTGCAACAACTCTTCCTGCCGAATATCCCTATGATGTTCAAGGCGGAGATAGAGGAATTAAATCTACAGATTTTGATGAGAGGGTAGATGTTGTTCCTGTTTCAGATCCAAACATCTTTTCAATGTCTCAGCGAATTATGCTGGCACAAACACAATTACAATTAGCACAATCTAATCCTGAGATGCACAATTTGTATGAAGCATACAGAAGAATGTATACGGCACTAGGAGTGCAACAAGTGGAAAACATTTTACCTCCACCACCACAACCTATGCCAATGGATCCAGGTGTAGAAAATTCACAATCATTAATGATGGGGCAACTTACAGTTTTCCCTGATCAAGACCATCCTGCTCACATAGAAGCACATAGAGCTTTCATGAGTTCGTATTTAGTGAGAAACAATCCTCAAGTGGCGACTATACTTCAAGCACACGTTGTCGAACATACTTCTGCTATTGCAAGAAATGAAGTTATGATGGAAAATCAACAAGCCTTACAAGAACAAGCTGCTAAGTTCGGTGGACAGATTCCTGAAGAATTACAAGCACAGTTCCAATCACAAATTGAAAAACAAGTAGCTGTTAAAATTGCTGCTATGATGGATGATATGGTTGCAGAAGAACAACAAGCTATTCCGTTTGGTCAAACACAAGATCCTTTGGTTGACATTAAGATGCAAGAACTACAATTAGAACAACAAAAAATAAATGTTGATGCCGCAGATGATTTAGCTAGACATAATTTAGAAGAAGAAAAATTAAGTTATAAAAAGAATATTGACTCTGCAAGATTATCTCAACAACAAAATATTCAAAATCAAAGAACTGCCGTACAAAGAGAAAGAATAAATGCCTCTAAAAAAAGGTAGTAGTAATCGTACAATAAGTGCTAATATATCTAAGATGAGGAAAGAAGGTAAACCTCAGAAACAAGCAATTGCTATTGCTTTAGATAAGGCAGGTAAAAAAGATGGCAAAAAAAAGAAAAGAAAAAACTAATCCTTGGGAAGAAATTGATCATCAAACTGTTGAATCTTTAACAAATGAATTTAAAGCCTTATATGCTCTATATGTATCACAAGGAGTAGATCCTTTAGCGATAGCTAGTTCTTTTTTAGCCGCAGGGCAGTGGGCCATGAACAAAGAATTAGGTTTAAAAGACACACAAGATTTGCTAAGATTATTGGCAAATTACAAATACGAGGTTGTACCTCAATTAAATAGGACGATACACTAATGGGCAAAAAAATAAGCGTTTCAGAACTTTCTAGTTCACAACTAAAAGATAATCTTAGGATTCATGCTAAAGAGAAATCTGATTTAACTGCAACATCAGATTCAGCCATAAGAGAAATACTATTAGACAACGCTCCACATATATTTAAAAAAAAGGATGGTGGTATGATGAACAAAAGATTAAAATCAGTTGATAAAAATAAAAATCCGGGTCTAGCAAAACTCCCAACAGGAGTCAGAAACAAAATGGGCTACATGAAAAAAGGTGGCGTCGTTAAGAAAAAATCTGGTGGTATGGTTTTAGAGATTGGATTACGTCCAGCTACAGAGAAGGAAATGAAGATGGCTAAAGATATGAAGCCAAAGAAAAAAGCTAACGGTGGTATGGTATCAAGAGGTACAGGAGCAGCCGTCACAGGAAAAGGTTTCAAGGGAGTATTTTAATGGCATCAAGAAAAGATATGGAAGAGGCTATTCGTACCATTGAACTTCAATTTGGACAAGATCCATCTGATTTAGAAGAGTTAGATCTTATTGACATAAAAGAAATTTATAATGAGTACATGGATAAATATGCCTCAAAGAAGAAGGACACAAAAGTAAAAAAAGCTAAAGCTGGCGGATTAATGAAAAAAGCTAACGGTGGCATGGCTAATAAGGGAACAAAAGTTCGTGGCCAAGGAGCCGCTATCCGTGGTACAAAATTTAAAGGAATCTTTTAATGGCTGACGACAAAGATAAAAAAACAAGTATTAAAGAAAAAGTCGGTTTATTTCTTGATAAGAAACTAACTTTCGGTGGAGGAGGAGCTCCTTCACAAAAAATTATTGACATGGCAGAAGAAGCTATAGGAGTAGACTCTTACAAAGATATCGAAACACAAGAAAAGTTTAATCAGTTTAAAAAAGTCATGAATCAAATGGCAGAGAAATATAAAGATGGTGTTCCAAAAGGAGCAAAAAATGGAGGCATGATTAAAAAATTTAAAAATGGTGGGTCAGTTGAAGGTAAAAGACTGACCAAAACAGTTCCCCCTCAAAAGGGACCTAACTCTCAAGGCATGAGAGGAACAGGTGCTGCGATTCGTGGTACTAAATTCAAAGGAGTATTCTAATGGATATGATTAAAAAACTTTGGAACGATCACCCAAAAAAGAAATGGCTTGTAATCGGTCTAGTTATCGGTTGGGCAGCCGCTCAGATTA